GTGAGCGACGACTACGACGAGGAAGGCCGTTGCGACGACTGCGCCGAGCGGCACAGGAGAGAAATTGAAGAGGAGGATGACGAATAATGGCATGTCCAGGGAACTACCCAGATTTTATCTGGGACAAGAAGCGCGGCTTATGCCGAGCGTCGCATTGTGCCGATAAGGTTAGATACTACAAGGTTGAAGCCTTCGGCGTTGAGGAGTGCGAGCATATTGCGATGTGCCTGTCGCTGGTGTTCGCCGCCTATAAGAACCAGATTTTGAAAACGCGAGAGGCGTTTTTCCCAAATGAACAGGAGAACGAACAATGAGCGACAACGAACAGACGAACAAGAAGATAGAGACGGTGGCTGACATCCTTGAGGAGATGCGCGGCATGGGCAATTACCAGCGTTATAGCGGCGAACATGCCCATGCTCTCGCAGACCGCATAGAGGCGGCGTGGAAGCGGCAGGAGCAATGCTATCTTGACCAGATACGGGATGCCGTAAACATGATTGGCCATGAAAGATTCGTGAAGGAGCATCCGCCATCCGGCAACTCGGCGGCAAAGAAGCGCCGCAGGACAAAGACCTACGATCCGGCGAAAACTCTGCACGACTACTGGAGGGATCATTATGAGGTTTGAAAGAGGCAACGAGGCGGCGATGCGAGATGCTCTTTTAAACATTCAGGAGTATGCGGCGGCGATGGACGTTGATGATGGGAATGTGTTGGCGATATTAGATGCTTGTCGAGACGCCCTCTCCGCGCCCGCGAGGAACTGCGACGTGGGCACGGCGGAGGAGCAGACGAAAAGACTTCGAGAAAACTGCTTCAATAAGTATAAACCCAGTTGTAAAGGATGCAAATATATCACGGACTTGAAGAAGGAAAATTGTTGGCTAAAATGGGCTCAGATGCCCTACGAGGAGGAAGGAGGCGCGAAGTGAGAATTTCATACCGTGTCTGCGACATCTGCGGGCAGAAGTTGACTGATGGGTGCGTCATCGACGTTCGATTCCGCACAGTCAAGGACGGCAAGAACGCTCAGGCGCAACGGTGCATCGACATGTGCGACGGTTGCTTCAACGAAATCAAGAACCGCCTTGATGCGGTCGATGCAATGAAAGGAAAATGAAATGAAAACAGAAACAGGTTTGAATCCAGAAACAATCTCATCCATCGAGCGGCACTGTAATCACGCGAAAAAGAAGCACTCTGAAATGCGCAAGTTAAATCGAAACGAATGTGCCATTCTTCCACTTGTCCTCAAGGGCAAGTGGTACGATATGATTGCAAGTGGAAGAAAGACCGAAGAATACCGAGAGCATAAGCCGTACTGGGCAAAGCGAATCATGCGGTGGCTTTACGATCCACGAGAAATGCACGTTGTCCAGTTCTCTCGGGGATATCGCAAGGCCGATATGTTCTTCATTGGATGTGTTTCGTTCAATACTTACATTGGAGCAGAGCATCCTGAATGGTGAGAACCAGAAGCCCAGCATTATAAGATACACCTTCTTGAGCGCATTGTGCTGGAGGGTCGCCAGGAACTTGGCAAGCCAAAGAAAGGAGATACGAAGTGACCGGAAACTACGACTGCAAGTACGCGATTCCTCACGAACTGTCGGGCATCGGAACCGTATGCGGACTCTTCTGTAGCACCTGCAACGGCTACGGGAAGAGGTGCATCGGTTACAAGCGGCACGATACCATCTCGCGCAAGGCTCTTGAAGATGCTATCAAAGAGAAGAGAGAGAAGAAAGGAAAATCCAAATGACTGCCGAACGAGCGCACAGATACCATATCGTCATACGAACATTGCCCGGAGCGACGTTCATTGAGCGCGTAGGAACGAAGAAGGAGTGCATGGAATACGCGAACAGGGCTCCAAAGAAGTATCTGAAACTGTGCAGGATGATTCCTGTAATGATGTGGGACAAGAAAGGAAAAAGAAAATGACAGTGAAAGAACTGAAAGAGTTCATCGAGGAAATCCCGGACGACACTCTCGTCCATGTGATTTTCCGTGGCATTATCGACCAACAGCCGTCGATGAACGTCGATGACAAAATCCTGTATGTGGAGGGTATGTGAATGAAAATCGTAAACGGAAGAATCGCAGAGGCAACGCGAGATGAGATGTATGACTTATATCTCAAGATGGAATGGTACAGGGTCATGTCGTTCCAAGAATGGCTGAGCCGTTTCAAGGAGAACGGGACAAAGGTGACGGACGATGAGGAAAATGAACAATGAACAAGAGAAAATGGAAGAAGTCTTCTATAAAGGTTCGTGACATCCACGGCCTTATGGATTGCCTCTCTGCGTACAATGGAGTGTGGTGCGTTCTGTTTGGCAAGCATGGAAAATTCATAAACTCTTCATGGGTTTTGAGCCAACAATTGCGCGTTCTGGTCAACTACATCAGAGGAGGATATTTCTACTATCCAGAACGGACTGAGGAGGGCATGTGATATGCAAACTAACGACTGCCGCTGGCTTGACCGCAACTTCGGGACGGTCTGCCGAAACATGAAAACGCATCCAAACGTGATGCGGATGGACGACGGTACACAGGTGTTCTGCGAACCGTCATGCAAGCGTTGCGATGGATGCGGCTACGAGCCGATCACGCCGAATACGCCAGCATGGGACGATGACGGGGAGGACAACCCATGAACAAGTCCTACAACATGAACATCGACACGGGCGAGAAGACGTGGCTCACGCCGCCGTCTGTGCTTGTCGCATACTCCGAACAGGACTTTGCCCGTCTGCGCAACGCAGGGTTTGTAGGCGCGTTTTTGCGCGTCTCGTGAAAGGACTATGAAATGACATCGTTAAACCAACTCGCGACGCGCCTCCGCCTCAACGCCGACAGCATGGAACACGGCGAGGCCAAGCGCGACATACGCGCAAACGAAAGGATTGAAGAATGACAAGACCTACGAAAGTCCATTGCTTCTTCGAGCAGAGCGGAACCTTCAAGAACGAGTTCATCAAGATCGGCATACCCGCCGAGGACTACGACATTCAAAACGACTTCGGGGAGACAGACCATGTGATAGACTTGTTCGCGGAGATCGAGAATGGTTATGACGGCAAGCCGAGCGTATTCGACAGTATAGGTGGTGGCGACTTGATAATTGCGTTTTTCCCGTGCATTCATTTCTGCGATGCAAAAACATTATTCTTCCGTTGCCAACATATATCGCAAAGCGGATGGAGTCTTTCAAAGAAAATGGAGTGGAACATTCGCGAAGCGCACGAACGAGAAGAATTTTTCGTTTTGCTTATGAAGATGTTTTCAATCGTAGACTTAAAAAAACTACGGATGATTATGGAGAATCCATATAACACCAGCGGCATGACATATCTGGAAAACAATTTTATGGTTCCGACCTTGATAGACGGAAACAGGATGGAGCGTGGAGACTGGTTTGTAAAGCCTACAGGGTACTGGTTTGTAAATTGCGACCCGACAACTGGATGTTCGTTTCAAAAAGACAAAACGCAACGGATTATTATGAAGATGAAAAATGCACCGAGAAGAGGTTTGTGCTCCAAAGAGCGCTCCATGATTTCCCCCGACTACGCCCGAAACTTCATCGCGGACTTCATCCTCGGCAGGCCGCTCGGAGGAAGACCGCAACAGCAGGACTTGTTCGCACAGGAAGGAGAAAACAAATGCTAGTCAACATCGAGGGCGTCGCCCAGCCAGCAGACGCAAACGACATCCGCTCAATCGTGCCATACGTCTACACGTCCACGGACGACCGCGAAACACCGTCAGAGGTGCGCGACGCCAACCACGCGCGGGAGATCGTGCGCCGTCTTTGCATCCCAGAGTCAGTGTTCGTAGACGCGGAACCGCCGCGCGGCGACGGCTACGACCCAATGTGGATCGTGCAAATCTCTGTCCTCGGAACGCGACAGAAAATCACGCGCTATCGAACGGGCTACCACAAGTTCGACGGATGCCCTCTCGCCGCAATCGGCTACATGATGGACATTCACGCGGCCATTCGAAAGATTCTTAAAAGCTCCAGAAAGGAACTGGAGAAGGAACGCAACAAGAAGGAGAAGGACAGATGAAAACAACAGAACACGGCACAAGCCCTATGTCTAACTTCGCGTATATCGTGAACGAGATGCGCGAGTCCGTCAAGAACAAGATGTCGGCAGGCCGCAAGATGTCAGCCGACGAACGCGCCGTCGAGAAGTTCTGTAAGGACATGATTGCAGATTGGGCAAGATGCCTTGCTCGGCAGTATATCGAGATTGGCAATGCCGTACTGAACTTCTGCAACGCATTCACGCTTGTCTATCCGCCGAACGATAAGGACTGCCCCGCATTGCTTGCTGGAGCGTTCGAGGAGTTCAAGGAAGCGATGGGCATTGAGACTGTCAAATGCAAGGAGAAAAAGGATAACCACAAATGAGAAAGCCACGAACTCCAAAACAAGACCCGCAATCCGTAATCCGTTGCGGCAACCCCGACGACGCGAAGCTCGCGTACATGGCTATGTTCCGATACGCGTTCGGGCGCATGACCTACATGCCGTCCACGATTATCAACATCATCAAGGCCAATGCCGACACGCTGACGATGCCGACTCTCGAACTGCTCGACCGCGACCTCACGGATGAGGCGAATAGGTACGATCGGCTTTACAAAAGAGAGCCTACCAGCAACTACGGACAGGAATGCGACCGCCAACTCTGGCTCGCGTTCCATGCGTGGGTGAAAAAGCAGATTGAGAACAAGAAAGAGGAAACGAAATGATACGAAGACTGCTTAACGCCGCCCTCGGACTCGGCCTAGGCATATTCACCCTGCCACTCATCCTCGTCTCGTGGCCTTTCGCCGCCGCGTGGTGGATGTGGCAGGAGACGGACGACAACTATGACGAAGGAGAAAAGGAATGAAGCCATACGAGAAGGCGCAGACAATACGACTCGACGAATCACTCGACAGAAGGATTCGTGTAACGGAAAAGCAGAAGGAAGAGATAAGGAAACTGTATTCTGGAGGGAACATAAGCCATTCAAAGCTCGCCAAGATGTACTCCTGCTCGAAGGCTCTGATAGGAATGATAGTCAATCCCGAAAGAGCGAAGTCCGTAAGCGAACGCTTCAAGGCGAACTGGAAAAAGTACGCCGAAAGAAGAGGAAAGGAATACCATGCCGCGCAGGTTCGCCATACGCGGAGATACAAGTACCGTCTCTACAAGGACGGGATATTGAAGGAGTACGAACAATGAGCATATACGACAAAGACCTGCTATCCGGCCTCGACAAGATCGAGACGGCAATAGAACGACTGCGGTTCAACTGCAAGAACAAGAAGGTGCTGTGCGCGTTCAGCGGAGGGAAGGATAGTCAGGCATGCTATCATCTTCTGAAGGACGCAGAGATATCATTCGAAGCACAATATTCGATCACGCGCTTCGAGCCTCCCGAACTTATGCAGTTCATCAGAGACAACTATCCTGACGTGACCTTCCGCCGAGCCTACCGCCGATCGCTCGTCGAAGAGATCGGCGACAACGGACTACCTAATCGTTGGTTTCGTTGGTGCTGCGACGCGAAGCACAGGAAGACGCTCGGCTTTGATATTGCCGTTATCGGCATCCGCTCCGCCGAAAGCCCGCGCAGAAAGGCGAACTGGCGGACGTTTGGACGGAAGAAGGACGGCTCGTGGTATGGCTGCCCGATATTTGATTGGAGCGACGCCGACGTTTGGGAATACTTGAACGGCAAGGGCTTGCCGCATTGTTGCCTATACGATGAAGGTTTCCGCCGGATCGGTTGCGTATGTTGCCCGCTTGTGCCGTCGAGAATGAGGGCTGACGCGTCCCGTTGGCCGAAGACCGCCGCCATGCTTTATCGCGGCCATTGCAAGAATTGGGACAAAGCGGTCGCCGCCGGGGAAAAGACGACGCGCGGCAAGTTTTACCGAATGTTGGAATGGGGGACGGCCCGCGCCGCGTTTGAACATTGGCTCGACACGGGCATGACGATCAAGGCCCAGAAGCAGACAGACGACGAGCCGTGTCTGTTTGCGGGGACTGGCTTTTCAGAAAGCGACGGCCTCACACCTGATGTTGGAGACGAGCCATGAGCGCGTTCACGGGATTCGTAGTCGCGCTTTTCATTTGGCTCCTCCTGAAGGACGAGTAAAAAATATTATCGACGTGTTTACAACCGCAATCTGTTATGGTATGATACACCCGTCGCCGATAAAGGCGTGAGTTGAGACGAGAAAAAACCATGACAAGGTTGTGATAAGATGCTTGGCTTCGAAGACATAGACAAGGACAGAGACGTCGTGAGGAAGTTCGCCACGTGGCTCTCCGGTTCCGGACAAAAGTACGTGACGGTCATACCGTTCGACTGCTCGATATCGGACATCGCGAAGTCGATTAGGAACGTGCTTCGGCACGATCACATCCAGACAAAGATGGCCGAGCGAATCAGGAGAATCGCAAGGTGAACAGGCACGGACGGCTCGCGGACGACTCGCAGATATTGCACGTCGTCGTCCCCAAGGAGACGCGCAACCGCATCCTAGGATGCGTATGCGCCAGCGAGCCGTCCGTGTCTCACGTAGTCAGGAGGTTTATCAGTGAAGGTCTTTACAGGAAAATCTGCGCAGGAAAGTCCGCCCACCGTGATTATCGCGGCAAGGCTGGACTTGGAACTATGGGGCCGTCTCATGTACATCAGCAGGAACGCGGGAATATCGATGTCGGACGCAATACGCCATGCGATATCGTCGGGGACGAACGAGTCGATGTCTGACGAGGCCACCTCCGCGCTCGTAGAACACAAGAGAGAGTTTCTTTCCATGAAACGCAAGAACAAGAAAGGACACGTAAATGTTCAACGCTAGCACATGCGCGTACGTATCGCCGTTAGACAGATGGTTTTCGCGCCCCGGCGTGATATCGCATCACGGTCAGGAGATGGCGGAGAAGTGCCATCAGGTAGCAGAATCGCTCCTGCATCTCGACCCCGAGCACGACGAACAGGTTCCAGAATGGGCGCAGAAGCTCCTTACCTGCAAGTTCATATCGTCGGTCGGGAAGTATGTCATCATGAAGGAGCATATACGCGACATCTCCCTCATCAGAAACGCGAAAAGCAACGCGGCGGCCAAGCTCGCCCACGAGAAGAAGGCAGCGTTCTATCGTGGAGAGGTGGATGCCGAACTGAAGAAGGTGCAGGAGAATCCTTCAGAAGGTTTTGAAAAGGAGAACAACCAATGAACATGATGACGTTCACGGGATGGGTCGAGCACATTTTCGATCAAGACGATTACCGATGGGAGTTTTCGGTCACGGACTGCGATCCCGAGAATCCTAGCAATGTCAAGTGGCCCTCGACGCTGAAGTTCACCACGTCGAAGAAGACGGGAACATCTGCTCTCGTAGAGAACATCGGGATCGGAGACAAGATAACCGTCGCGTACTATCTTGTCGGCAAAAGCGGAACGTCGAAGAAAAGCGGAAAATACTTCTGCATCAACGAGCTTGCCGTGGCCCGCAACAACGGTATTCGGATGATCGAAAAGAAGTCAGTCACTAACAATGCGGAACCTCCCGCCGACGATGATGGCGGTGAAGACCTCCCGTTCTAGGAGATATGCTATGGATAGGGTATACATAGGCATAGACCCCGGTCTGTCGGGAGCGATGGGCGTAATCTCTCCGAACGGAGCATACGCAATCCCGTTCGACGAGGAGGAGTATGTCACGACGCTCAATTCCTGCATCGACGAGAAGTACGCCATCCGCGCAGTCGTGGAGCATGTAGGTGCGATGCCCAAACAGGGCGTCGCGTCGACGTTCAAGTTCGGGGCAAACTTCGGATGGATTCAAGGAATCCTTTTTGTCCTTGGAATCCCATACGAGCTTGTGCGTCCGCAGAAGTGGAAGAAGGAGTTCTCTTGCACGTCTGACAAGAACACCTCAATCTCCGTGGCGAGAAGGCTGTTCCCTTCCGTCTCGTTGCTTGCCACGCCTAGGTGCAAGAAGCCGCACGATGGCATGGCAGAGGCGTTGCTGATGGCGGAATACGCCAAGCGCAAGGACAAGATTTAACGGCGCGTGGGACATGATAGCGCAGATTGTACATCCGCAATCCGTTGGCTACGTGGCCGGGAAGGGCCTATCGCGCCGAGTGGTTCTACCCTTCCAGCGGTCTAGGAATAGCCACATGACGGCGCGAAAAGGCCGTCAACGACTTTAACTGCTAAAGAACAAGGAGAAGCCAAGATGGAAGACATTGTTGCAATGCTCACCGTAATAGACTGGATAGCCGACGACATCCACTACAATTCAAGGGGCGAATCGTTCTACGGCCTTCACCTAATGGCGGACAAGATTCGCGACTTCGGGGATGCCGCAGACGAACTGAAGGAACGGTACTGGCTCGGATTCCTAGATACTACTCCTCCTTCTGGGAAGTATTTTGCACAGAAGGCCATTTCTCTTTACGGGAGATACGAGGGACTTGGGTATCTCGATGCGGCCAAGAAAGCCGCGACTGACTTGGTTAGCATGGTGAAGTCGACTTCCTCCGAGAAAGACCTGCCGAACGGAGTGACTGCGATCCTAGACGAGATTTCCTCACATGCCCTTCTCTGCTCGTTCTTCGCGTCTGCGTCAAAGAGCAAGGCGGAATAGCATGGCGAACGCCCTTGCAAGGAAAGGGGAACTTGGCGGCGGGCACCCGATGCCGGAGGCCCAACGCAAGGCCATGCGCCGACTTCTTGAGGACGGTATAAGGAACATATCCAAGATAGCGGAGATGTGCGGAGTGTCGCGCACGACCGTCTACAAGGCGTTGCGCGACGACCCCGAACTGCGAGAGGCGCACGAGGCCGCTTGGATGGCCCGCATGGAAGACATCGAGGAAGTCGCTATGGACTTGGCGGAGAACAGCGAAAACGATATGGCGCGCGCCAAGGTTCTCGAAACTCTGTTGAAGGGTCGAATGTCGAAGGTGTACAGCGAAGCCCTTCACAAGGTCAACGATCCTTCTAGCGCGCCGCGCAGGATAAACGTCATGCCCATCCTTCCAATCATAAAGACCAACGTAGACGGGATGCCGATAGAAGGACAGAAGATTCCAGAGGGAGTAAACTTCAAGAAGCCTGTCATAATCGATGTCAACGCAGAGTGACATAAACCTTGCAGACCTCTGGAACCCAGCATTCAACGAGGTCTGGAACAAGATAGCCCCGTACGTCATCGGCAAGGACGCGCGAGGCGATGCGCCTGCTTCCGAATACGACGAAGTGTTCCTGATGGGCGGACGAGCCAGCGGCAAGTCTTACTTCGCCGCAGTAATCATGTGGCTTGTCCTAGAGAACGACCCGAAGAAGAACGGCGTAGTCGTGAGAAAGGTTGGGTCTTCCATACGCAAGTCATGCTGGAAGCAGATGATGCGCATACGCAAGCGTTTGGGATTCTTCCATTGGGAGCCTAACAAGACCGACATGACGTTCACCAACTCGTTCACCGGACAGCAGATATTCATGTGCGGACTCGACGACGAGGAAAAGGTGCGTTCCATAGCTGTCGAGAACGGCTACATATCTATCATCTGGTTCGAGGAAGCCAAGCAGTTCAAGAACATGGAAGAGATTGACCAAGCCGTCGCATCCGTGCTTCGCGGAGGAAGCGACGACGAGGACTCCATGTCGGACGACGACGAGGGCGAACAGGAGTACATGACGCTCGTCACGTACAATCCGCCGAAGTCCGCGCGCCACTGGATAAACCAAGAGGCTCGTGCGCCGAAGAAGTCTCGCCTTGTCCACAAGTCTACCTATCTGACGATGCCGAAGAAGTGGATAGGCAAGAAGATACTTTCCGAAATCGAGCAGATGAAGGAACGGAACCCTACGCAGTACAGGCACATGTATCTCGGCGAGGTCACAGGAACGGGACTTGAATACTTCACCAACATCGAGGTCAGGAAGATAACGAAGGAAGAGGTCGATTCCTTCGACTACTTTAACATGGGCGTGGACTGGGGCGAGATAGACCCGAACGTATTCCTGAAGACCTACATCGACACCGACAAGGCGATAGCATACGTGTTCGACGGAATATACCAGAAGGAATGGGACAGATCGTGCGGCAAGACGAAGCTTCAGCAGTTCGCCGAACAGGTTGTCGCGCATGTGTCCACGTGTCGTGACGAGGTGATATGGTGCGACGCGCAAGGAAAGGCGGAGGCCGGAATACTGTCCGGCAAACCGTATAACCTGAACATCCAGTTCTCGCCGAAGCAGGGCGACAACGGTCGCCTTGCAGGATATGGCTACATGCAGAAGCTCCGAAAGATAGTCTTGGACGAAGACCTTCCCGAAGAGATAAAGAACGAGTTCATTCTTTTTGAGGCACGAACGCTTCCGGACGGAACCCCTATGGACGAGCCGGGGAAGAAGGGCGACCATTCACCTGACGCGTTTAGATACTCCGAGAACGAGGCCATAAGGGAAGGCGCAATATCGGTCGAGGATGATGACGACGATGACGAGGACATGCAGAATTTCGAATTGGATTCTTCCGAAATGGTAGGAATAGCGTCCATTGACGACGACTACACTTGACGAACCGCCATTTTTTTTCGTATCATGTCCGCACGGAGGCCAACAATGCCCAAGACAAAGAGCAAGAGAACCGATAGCGTAGGCAAGTCGAAGAAGCCAATGTCGCTCGCCGAGAAGATGGCGAAGGCGACTGGGCTTGCAGAAGGCTATATCGATCCCGTCCCTGAGATTTCAGACGAGGAAGTCCGCAAGTCCCTATTCCCCGAGTCGAAGATAATGGTGACTCGCGGAAGGAACTCCGTCACTTGCGACTCGTGCCCTTCTCCGCAACCGAACGAGGCTTGCGAGTACAACGGCCCGGTCCCTCTTGGATTTAGGGAGATGTCCCCGTTGCAGATGCGGATAGGAGGCATCTTCGGCAGGATCATCAGGCATTTCGGCGCGAGGAACTTCTTCCTCGGAGACCAAATAAACGGCTGGTTCATGCAGAACTGCTTCGTCTACAAGGCATGTTCGATGCCCGGAGACGATGCTGTCGCTTGCGGCTACGAGATTGTGCCACGTGGCACATCGGAAAAGAAGCTTGTCCGCGACATGATAGACAAGTTCAATTCCGAGGAGTTCAACCTAGACGAGACGATGCGCACGTTCGACACCTTCAAGAGAGGCTACGGAGGTGCTATACTTATCCCGTGCTTCGAGGATCGCGTAGACATGTCGTTGCCTCTCATCGACTACTCACAGTTGAAGGGCAATAGGTTCATCGGGTGGACGAACGTAGAGCCTTACTACGTCTGTCCTGTGTTCGAAAGCGGTAGCAGGGAACTGACAGACCCGACCTACAAGTTCTACATGTGTCCGACCTACTTCGACATCTACGGAGGACAGGACTTCAACAGCGGAGCCACTAGAATCCATCGCTCGTGGGTGTTCTTCCGCCGCAACATCGTGACGGCGAAGATTTACCAGCCGATGTACAAGTACCTTGGCCCTTCCGTTCCGCAGATGATTCTTGAGCGTCTCTATTCCGCCGAAGTGTGCGCGAACGAATCGTCGATGCTTCTCCGCTCGAAGCGGTCATTCTTCATGGAGGCGAACATCAGAAAGATAATCGCCAATCCGAAATGGGGTGAACGGTTCCTGAAGACGTGCCAGTACAACGCCGACAACTGGGGGATTCGCCTTGTCCCTCCGAACAGCAACGTGAAGCAGATGGACTCGTATCTGTCGGAGTGTATGCCTCTCACGACCGCGCAATACGGAATCTTGTGCGCAGAAGTCGAGATTCCTGCGCCGAAGTTCATGATGGCCCAGCTCACTGGATTTGCCAACAGCGGAAACTACGAAATAAAGCTGTACGCGAACAACATCAAGAAGCTCACGACTTCGCAGTTCGCGCCATTAGTGAAGCAGACGATACGGTTCGAGACGGCTTGCCAGACAGGAAAGCCGCTAACGATGGATGTGCGCTTCGGAGACGTGGACATACCTACTGTCGTCGAACAGGCAGAAATCCTTTATGAACAGGCGCGCGCCGCCAAGTTCGCGGAGGAAGCCAAGGCCATAAAGAAGGGCGCGAAGAACGGAATCCCCCCGAACTCGCACAAGACAGCGAAGGAAAATTCAGAGGCGTAGTTGCAAAGCGCACCGAATAATGCTATCATCTTCATCGGAATGGCACTAACTATCGACAAGAACGGTTTTTGGAGATACGACGACACGGAGTTCTTCCGCGCCGGAGTCTTCCAATACGCGGGGTGCGAGATAGATCCCGACGGTAGATATGGTCTAGACCCGAAGAAGCTCTACAACGTGTATAGGCCGGAGTCCGAGATATCCAAACCTGACTTCATCGCATCGTTGAACCAGAAGCCACTTCTCGACGACCACACTGTCATCGGGAACGTTGCTGGACTTGAAGACCCCGACAGGAAAGGCTTCTCTGGCGTGTTGTCAGAAGTCAGGCGCGACGGCGACCGCCTTGTCGGTCGAGTAGACGTCTGGTCGCCGAAGATGATACGAAAGATAAGAGACGGCAAGAGAGAACTTTCCCTTGCATACGGAAGCAAGTTCATTCGCCGTCCGGGTACTTGGAAGGGAACGCCCTACGATTTCGTGCAGTCCGAGCTGAAGTGCGGAAACCACTTGGCCCTCGTCGACGAAGCAAGGAACGGTCACACTTGCAAGGTCGTGGATTGCTCGTTCACGTGTGACGCGAAAATCAAACTGGAGACAGATATGCCCGAATGGACTAAATTGTCTGCCGACGAACTCGTTGAAGGGCTTAAATCCTGCTCTGACGAGGCGAAGGCGAAAGTCAAGGAATGGCTGAATACGCCTACCGAAGACGAGAAGAAGGCGCAGGAAGAGGCCCAGAAGAAGGCGGACGAGGAAGCCAAGAAGGCTGCCGACGAAGCCAAGGCCAAATCCGAGGCCGAGAAGAAGGAAGCCGTTGATGCAGCTGTAGCCGAGGCCGAGAAGAAGGCCGAAGAAGATAAGAAGGAGGCCTGTGACAAGGCTATCGACGAGTACAAGTGCGCCGACGAGCTTGCCAAGGACTGCATGGCCAAGGCTGGCGACGTGTTCGGCACGATCTCGATGGACGGCATCCGCACCGAGCAGGACGTCGCCGTGAAGGTCTGCACACTCGACTCGGCTCCTTCCGCCCTGAAGAACGCGAAGAGGTCCGACATGCTCGCTACGCTGAAGGGCTATCTCGCCAGCCGAAAGGCTCCGGAGACAACGGTCGTCACGGACAGCAAGAAGGACACGCGAGTGTCTTTCGCGGAATACATGAAGAATCTCTAAAAGGAGAATCAAGATGCAGACTACCATCACGATGAACATCGCCTTCGGCAAGCCCGGAGAGCATGCAAACACACAACCCTACCGCGCAGACTCGTACCCTGCGGCCTCTACGGTCACATTCGGCCAGCCCGCCTATACAGGAACGGGCGGAGTCGGCGCGTATGACTCCTCGACGAGAGGCACGTACCTCGGCCTGTTCGTCAGCCCGAACGAGCACGTGAACATGGCTCTTCCGTCGAACGTCGCCACCCTGTCCGTTCCCGCCGGGACGACGGTCGCTGTCGCCAAGCGCGGTTCGTGGTTCGTCGCGATTCCCAGCACGGGGACGTCCTCGTGGATCGTCGGCGCGAAGATCTACGCGACGGCTGGCTCGCTCACGACTACCGCGTCGGGCGGAACCCTCGTCGGCGAAATCCTCGCCGTCCAGAACGGTTCCAACCTCGTCTCGTCCGGCAACGAGTTCGGAGACGACACCGCCGCCGTTGCAATCGTCAACCTCGGCTAAGGAATCAAGGAGATACAAAGATGAAAAATCCCGAGTTCACCATTGTCACCGATTCCCTCTCGCCCGAAATGGCGAAGAAGGGTTTCCGCACGACGGACGCGATGACGAAATCCACCTTTGGCATCAAGGATGCCGAGAAGATGGGCTTCTCTTGCGATTCCGCTTCCCTCAAGAAGCTCTTCGACAACGACCCGACCTACAAGGAGGCCGTCGAAATCTGGGCGAAGGACGCAGGGTTCAACCTTGGCGACGCGAACATCGACGCTCTCGGCCAGTTCTTCCTGTACTTCAACGAGCAGGAAATCAACCGCCTGTACACGGGCCGCTCCGCCGTCCAGACGTTCGGCGTGAAGACCGTCGGCGACTGGCTGACGGAGAAGATCGTGTTCAAGCTCCGCGAGCTGTCGGGCGGCACGAGCCTCTACGACGACTGGAGCCGCGCGCCTCTCGCCAGCTACAACTACGGCTGGGACACGCGCGACACCCTGCGTCTCGAGTGGGGCCTTGAGGTCACGAAGCTCGAAGAGGCCGTGGCCGGGGTCATGCGCCGCAACGCCTACAAGGACAAGAAGGACGCCATCGTTCTCACGCAGGACATCTGGACGAACGCCTTCTTCTACTACGGCTCGTCCATCTCCGGTAAGAAGCTGTACGGCGTGTTGAACGAGGTGAACGCCCCGACCACGTCGAACCTTCCGATTGATCCAGCCTCTTCCGACATCACTGTCGATAATATGATCTCGGCACTGCGCGCCGTGAAGCAGAATCTCGCCACGAGCCTGAAGGGCAACGGCGACATCAACTCGCTTCCCATCGTGCTCGCTTGCCCGATCTCGTGGCAGACCGCGTTCACCGTCCCGAACTCCTACAACGGCTACACGGCAATGTCGTGGCTGAACGACAACTGGAAGAACGCAGAGCTTCGCTTCAACGCCGAGCTTGAGACGGCCGCCAGCGGCGACCCGTGCATGATCGTGTTCGCCAAGAACGTTCCGGGCGTGGGCATGGATTCCATCAACCTGTTCCAGACGAGTAAGCTCCGTCTGGTTGGCGCGATTCCTACGCTGAAGGGTCGCGAGGAGTCCTACTCCGCCAGCGTCGCTGGCGCGCTCATCGCGTGTCCGTTCGCGGTCGCGAAGTACGTTGCGGCCTAATGACATAGGCGGCGCGAGGTTCTTTCTGCCCCTCTCCTCGCGCCGCCTCCTTCTTCCTTCGAGGGGCTTCTTCCACTAAACAACTGGAGAATCAATGCACACAATCATCAGCAAACGCCCCGGCCCGTTCTCGTACCAGAGATGGAAGACAGGTCCCGGCAATTCGTTCATCCCAGACGGAAAGGCCGTTCTCGTCAACGGCGGGTCTGGGCTAGTAGGCGGCGCGGAACTTTTCTCCGGCAAGCCTCTTGACAAGAGAAGCACCCTGATTCCTGTCGGCGTATACACTTTCGTAGACGACGCCATGCTTGAATACCTCGAAAGCATTCCGAAGTTCCAGAGCGACATCAAGCGCGGACTTATCATGGTGGTCAAGAACCATAAGATTTCCGACCAGAACAAGGTAGACGAGATGGCCGAGAAGAACCTCATGTCCGATGAGGAAGACCCGTCCCGTCCTATCACGGAGAAGAACATCGAGGAAGCGGGTGCGGTCATCAACCGCGACGGTTCCGTGAACATCACCGACGCGGAAGAGGACCTGATAGATGTTCGCAACCGCAACGCGGGACAGCCGGGCTACGTGAAAAAGCGCGAAGCCGAGAAACGCAGGGGCAGGAAGAGAAAGGCCTAACCATCATGGACTGTTGCGAGAAGCCGTCGCCCGTTTTCCCTCTCGACAAATTTCTTGCCGAGTTCCCCGAGTTCGACAACGCGACAATCTATCCCGTTCCTCTCGTTCAAAGATGCGGGACTCGGGCGATGCTTCACGTAGGGCCGGAGTCTTTCTTTATGCCGATGAAGGGGCATAGTCGATGCTATGCCCTTTTCCTCATGGCCGCGCACCTGATAGTCCTTGCGAAGCAAGACTACGACAGCGTGTCCGAAGGCGGCGCAGGAGGCCCTGGAGGAAGCGAGGTAAAGGCAACTATCGGCTCGGTGTCCATCGAACGCACGAAGCCGAACTCGTTCACCGTGGACGACTGGTCGTACTGGCTGAACGAGACTCCTTACGGTCGCGAGCTTCTTGCCTAT